ATCAGGCCAAATAACTTTATACATTCTGTTTTTACATTGTATGGCAGTGGGTCTTTTGGTCCTACAGTACTTTCATTAGTACCAACGTACCATACATCTTTAGTAGCGGCAGTTTCCCAAGCGGCTTTATGTCCTTTGTGCGGAGGATTGAATCGACCAAATATAATGGCTACTTCACTTGTTTTATTTTCAAATAAATTTCTTAATCTCATATTATTCCCCAGGAGTCCACTGGTCTCTGTTTACTAACTTTACATTACCGAATTTCTTTTCAGGGCCAGCATAGCGTACACGACCTTCTCCGTTTGTGTCCCAGATATCTCCTTGCTCGCCTTCAACCTGTGCAAGTATTTGGTTTTTCATTGATTGTATTTGTTTAACTAGAGAAAATATAGCATCTACAGCGTTAGGATGGGCTTCTATTTTAGCCTGTATTTTTTCTTGTTTTCCTGCACTAACTTTTGACTTTTCCAACCATGCGTTAAAATTCTGTAAACCTAAACTGCTTAACTGTTTAGCTCTTGCTGTTTGATTTACATAGGTGTAGAATATATTCTTAAGGTCACTTAACCCAGCAGTATCGGACAAGAATCCTTCGATTTGTTCTGCGTGTTGTTGTGCATAACCTTCAATGTTATCAATCATCTTAGTATCGATACTAACAGATTTTTTATTGTATATCGGACCTTGTACAATTAATTTAGGATTAGCATTAAATTGATCAAAATCGTCTAACGGTTCTTGTTCACTGTCATCCATTCCAAATTGTGGGAAATAAGCATGACCGACAACCATTACATCTGCATAAGCAATACGCTTACCTAAATCACTGTCGCCTCTGACATGATAACAAGTTTGTGATTTAGGATTTGGACAGAATGTGTATACTCCGTCTTTTAAATCGGGCCTGTTTAAAAATAATGCGTCAGCATAGACAAAGCCTACAAAATCTTTTGGAGTTGCCGCATCAAATGCTGGATATAAATTTGCAAACTTGGCGGCAAATTCTTCACGTTGTTTACGCTCTTCTTCTGTCTTAGGTGTACCGCTCTTGTTAGCAATAAAATCTTTTACTGCTTCTGGATTATCTGTCTTAGCACCACGTGCCCAACCGTTGTGTCCTGCTAGAATTAATGGTCCATTCTTTGTTTCACGACCCCAATAGATTTGAGGATTACCGTCCCATTTCATGCGAATGCTTTCAGAACCTTCTTGTGTAGCGATTTCTTTAACGTGGTCTAATGCTTCGATGGTACCGTCGATGCCGTAGAAGAAAACTAGATCTTCGAGATGGTTGAATGCACGGCCCAGTTTCTTTTTAACTGTTTCTGTGGATTCAACAAATAGTTCTCTTAATCTCATTCTTCGCCCCTTGACTGCTTGGGACCTTTACGTTGTTTCCATTTTTTATCTGTACTGCACCAGTAACGTCCATAAGTACCTTCTACTACGCCTTGCATCCATGAGAACCATTCGGCAGAACCTTCTTTAACATCTTCAGGCTTTTTGCCTTCGTTGCCAGGCCAGTTCTCATCGGCTAGTGCGTGTTGAATTTTTGGATTTTGTTCTTTACCTGGTAGTGCGGCAATAATTCTTTCTACATTACCTAAGTCAGCGGCAGTAGCATGAGCACCGATTAAAATTTTAGCAACTTCGTCTGCATTGTGAGAAACAAAGTCTGCCTTCTTTCCATTTTCATCTCGGGCAAACAGCCCTTGGAATCCGCTCCACATTAGTCCGTAAGGATATCTTTGGTTACGAGTTTCTTTAGCAATACTGGAAAGTAGTATGTGCTTATGTAAACCTTTGAATGGAGTATTTTCAATGCTATAATCGTGTTGATGAAATTTACTAACAGAGCCAGCATCTTTAACAAACATAATATCTGCTTGTGCAAACTTATCGCCGTTAGGAACTTTAATGTGTACATTGATGCCAGTTAGTGCAGATTCGGTGCCTCTATCTTGAAAGTATGTTTTTAATTTTTGTCTTGCTTCTTTGGCTGTCTTAACTTTAAAAAAGTCTAACATGGACTGCTCGTCGACCATTAAGTCCATGTCTCCAGAACTGGCTTTATGGCCGGCACTGCCAACAGGAATTAAATCAATGCCCTGCGGCATCATTGATTGCGCCTTGGCTAGTACTTCCTTGGCTTCATCCTTGCCAAATGGTTCTACATCAGGAAATACATTTCCACCTTCTAATAGGATCATTCATCTCTCCCATCATAAACACCGTTTTCGATGTTATGTTTTTCTTCGTGGAACATTTTAACAGCCAAGTCCTGTACTTCTTCGGGATCGAATAATACTTTTGGGTTTTGGGTGATTTTGAATTTATTGCAATAAACTGGTATGGCTTTATCGATGCAGGGCATAAATGACATTTCGTTGCACTTGCCGCCGGATTTCAACTTGCCTTTTAATTCAGCGATTACAGGATAAACTACCTTACGATAAAAACGTGGGTCGTTGTGCATAAAAAACTTTAAATCATCGACGAAATCGACGTCTTTAAACTGTTCTGCTTGCTTATCTACATCATTTATTTTCATATAATCACCATGTTCTGCATAGAGCCGCGGATATACATACTCCACTAATAGAGTATTTATGCTATTTTACAACTGTATTAAATTTCGCTGATTAGGTACATTTCGTCCACTCTGCGTATCTTATTGCCCAGGAATAGTCTGCACATTCCTAGGGTCTTTTCATTTGCGGCGTAAAAGTAGCCTTCGGAGTGGTATGTACGCTTTAGCAGTTTAATGCTGGGAATCTGCTCTGCCCATGCGTGGAAACTTTCGCTAGAATCACGTAGAGGATTTACAGTTACTCTATACTTGTGCGTATACTTTTTAGATATAATACAGTTAGGGTTAGTTAATAGAAACTTCCTAACTTTATCGTCTGCAGGTTTAGTTACTTCTTTAACATGTCCTAATAGTTGAACAGCATCTAATAAAGAATCACTGTTGGTGTAAATGCTTAATGTGTCGCTTTCTACACGCAACAAAAAATCAGTTTCTTTATTAAGTAAATCTACAAGTTTGTTTATGTAGATTACATCACTGACTGTAGCATATTTCTTACGCCAGGATCTAAGTTGTACTCTACCATCCGGGACGGCTTCAATTTGATCACTAAGAATCTTGATTGAAGCCATTGCCCGAGCGATAGTTCTGCTACGAAACTCCGAAGCAAAAACATTTATTACACTAATCTTGTTGACATATTTGTCAAAAAACAATTTAGATGTTTGCTTGTACAGTTTCATTCTGTAATTCGAGTTTAATTTCATCGTCTTCAACATTGATGTTTACTGCTCCACCCTGTTTCAGACCACCAAACAACATAAGTTTGGATAATGGACGCTTAATATCCTTATCGATTACACGTTGCAATGGGCGAGCACCCATCTTCTTATCAAAGCCCTTATCTACCAAGTAGTCAATTGCTTCGTTGCTGATTGTAATCTTAATGCCCTTATCCTTGACCTGTGTTTTTAACTCAACTAAGAACTTGCCAACAATTTTAATCATTGTTTCTTTGCTTAGTTTACCAAATGTAACAACACCATCTAAACGATTGCGGAACTCTGGAGCGAAGAATTTCTTAAGTTCTTTATCTTCGTAGTCATTATCTTGACTACCAAAACCAATAACGTTCTTTTCAGCATCTTGTGCGCCAAGGTTAGTAGTCATAATCAAAATAATGTTACGAGCATCTGCTACTTTACCATTAGATCCTGTTACAAAACCATTGTCCATAATCTGTAATAGGATAGTTGCTACATCTGGATGTGACTTTTCAATTTCGTCTAACAATAGAACACAATGTGGATTCTCTTGTAGTTTAGTAATCAACAAGCCAGCGTTTTCTTCAAAGCCAACATATCCAGGAGGGCTACCAATCAACTTAGATACGCTGTGTTTTTCTTGATACTCCGACATGTCAAAGCGAATAAGTGGAACACCTAACTGTTTACTAAGTTGTTTTGCGGCTTCAGTCTTACCAACACCAGTTGGCCCCATGAATACAAAACTACCCACTGGTTTATTATCAGATTTAAGTCCTGCTTGTGCTACAAGAATCTTATCAACGATTTCGTCAATGGCTTCATCTTGCCCATAAACTTCACCTTTAAGGTTCTTTTCAAGGTTAACAAGATTTTCGTTTTCTTTTTCCTTGACTGTGTCTTCGGGAAGTTTAACCATTTTTGCTAATTCGTATTGAATCTCAGGAACATCGACAATCTTATGTTCTGCGTTCTTAATATTGAAACGACTACAAGCCACATCAATTAGATCAATTGCTTTATCTGGTAATTTCTTATCTGTCATATATTTTACAGATAATTTAACTGCTGTTTCAATAGCCGCATCTGTAATTTCAGCACCGTGATGTTTTTCGTAATACTTCTTAATACCTTTAAGAATATCTACTGCTACTTCTGGAGTAGGCTCGTCAACAGTGATGCGTTGGAAACGGCGCATTAACGCACGATCCTTTTCAAAGTACTTACGATATTCTTCCCAAGTAGTAGATGCAACTACTTTAATGTTGCCTTTGCTTAGAGCAGGCTTCATCATATTAGCCAAGTCATTGGCATTACCTTGTCCACCTGCGCCTGCGCCACTAATCATGTGTGCTTCATCGATGAACAATACAGTTTTGCCTTTGCCTGTTAGTGCCTTAAGTACTAATTTAAAACGTTCTTCAAAGTCACCGCGATATTTACTACCAGCAAGCATAGCACTAATGTCTAAGTTATAGACTGTATATTCTTTTAAGAAGTCAGGAACAGCACCATTAATAATATTATGTGCTAGGCCTTCTGCGATAGCAGTCTTACCTACACCAGGGTCGCCTACTAACAATACATTATTTTTAGTTCTGCGACCGAGCCCTAGCGCAATTTGTTCTAGTTCTTCAGTTCTACCGATAACTGGATCGATTTTATTTTTCTTGACTTGGTCATTGAGGTTAGTAGTAAATGCTTTCAGTGCTTTTTCACTTTGTGCATCTGTGACCTGTTCTTCTTCGTCTTCATCGATTTCGCTGTTAATAAAATCAGCAAACTTTTCACGATCCACGCCGCCCTTATTAATATAGAATACAGCGTAACTGCGCTTTTCGCTAAGTGCGCTCATAAACACATCTACAAGCTCAATGCTTTGACGTCCGCTGAAAAGGACTTGTGTGAATGCACGATTAAGAACACGCTCAACAGTTTGAGTCTTCTTAGGTTTAAATCCTTTGGGAATTGGATCTATTTTAATTTCGTCTAATTGATTTTTAAGATAGTGTTCGAGATTCTTTTTAATGTAATCCCCGTCACCACCGAAGTTTACAAGAAGTTCGTAGAACTTTTCTTCGCAGAGCATAGCAAAAATAAGATGCTCTAGCGTGACATATTCGTGTCCTAATTTTTTACAGTCTGCAACAGCCTTTTCAAAAACTACTTGCAGTTGATCACTTGGTTCTACCATTTAATTTCCTCTGTTTTTTCAGTGCTAAATCTAACTTTAACTTACTTACTCTTTTGGTAAAAGTAATGCCGTCTAAGTGGTCAATTTCATGTTGAATACACTTGGCGTCATAACCACTTAATGTAATTGTACATTCTTTTGCTGTCTTGTCAAGATATTTTATTGTAATATTATTAAATCTGTTAATCTTTATGAACAAATTTGGAAAACTCAAACAGCCTTCCTCGTCTATACACTCGTCGGATCCGCTGACAATTTCGGGATTAAACATGGCAAATGGTTCTTGCCCACTAGGTTTGACTACAACAACTCTGCGATCAAATCCAACTTGATTAGCGGCAATGCCGATGCCACGGCCGCCTAGCATTATCTCGACCATGGCTTGTTCTATTTGGTTAGGATCGATGCCGCAATTAAAATCAAAGGGCTCTAATTTTGTATAGAGTATTGGGTCTGGATCTGTTCTAAGATAAAAATCTTTAGGTTCTGTAACGGTCTGAAAGTTGCTCAATTTGAATCTTATCTTCCGTGAATAGTATTTTGGGAATTGTAATTTGTACTTGTATAAACAAATTTCCTCTTTGATGATTGTGTGGACCGACTGGAAGTCCGTAACTATCACACTTAATCATTTGACTAGGTTGTATGCCTGCCGGAACTTTGATTTCTAATTCTTTGTCTTCTAATGTTTTAAAGCGGATTGTTTTTCCTAACATAGCATCAAACGCAGAAATTTCTACTTCTGCATATAAGTTCCTGCCATCACGTTTGAATCTTGGATGTGGAAGTTCAATAATTTGTGCTATTACATCGCCCCTAGGCATATTAGGAATGCTGTCGTCTCCTAATCCTCTAAAACGAATTGAGTCACCGTTTTGTACACCTGCAGGAATACTTAATTGTAGTGCCTGTTCTTTTCCACTAGGTAATCTGATACTGCCAGTAACTTCTTTGCCGACAAGTATTTCTTCTAAAGTCATTTCGACACGGATATTGATATTCCTGTTCTTTCTGGACTGCTGTCTAAAGCCAGCACCAAAGGGATTAGCACCAAACATGGCACCAAACAAATCATTCATGTCGTTCATATTGCCAGTATGAAAACTATACTGTGGCATTGGGTTGTCGTATTGAGCTCGTTTTTGGTCATCACTAAGGGTGCGATATGCTTCTTCAATTTGTTGAAATTTAGAAGTATCGCCGCCTCTGTCAGGATGGTGCTTTGAAGCCAATTTACGATATGCTTTTTTGATATCGTCTTGGCTAGCAGATTTTGAAACTCCTAGTATTGAATAATAATCCATAGTGTATGATGAAAAAAGGTATAGTAGTAATTATACTATACCTTTCTTAGGATGTCAAGAATTTATTTCTTAGTCGCTGTATCTGGCTTAGTACCTTCTACTTTGGTACCTTCGTGCTTTTTGTGTACTTTGACTGTTTTACAAACTTCTTTTTCCTTACCAGTTTTTGCGTCCTTTTGAGTTACGCAAGCCTTTTTAGTTTTTGGTGCTTCTTCAGCAGCCATTGTTGGCATTGCAAATGCCGCTGTTAATAATAATGCTAAGAATGTTTTCATTTGTCTCTCCTTTTAGAGTTCTGGTTGTTCTGGTTGTACAGGCATTGGTTTGCCACTGCTTGAGAATCCTACTGCTGGCGCTGGAGTTGCCTTAGGTGTGCTTCCAAACCCGCCTCCGCCAAAGCCACTTGGTGCTGGTGCTGGGCTTGGTGTTGCAGAACCGAAAGTCCCAGGTGCGGCACCAAATCCTGTTGAAGGTGCGCTAGGTGCTGTAAAGCCGCTTGGTGCTGTGGTTGGTGCTCCGCCATTGTTTGCTCCTGCTAATTTTTCTTGTGTGCGACCCATTGCCGCGATACCTAGAACAGCACCCATTGCGATGTGGAATAATCCAGCACCTTGTAATGTCAATGGTTGCCATTGTGTAATTTGTGATACGTGCATAATTGCTTGTAACATTGACCATAGGATTGGAAATAGAACGAAGTCAAATGCACAAACGCCCATGTATAACCAGCCCATCATTGGACGCCATTTACTGTTCATCCAATCTTCTTTTTTCTTTTCTGAATCACTCATATCTTTATACTCGCTCATATTCGCTCCTTTTAATTTTTAGAACCAGAGGAATAAACCGTTTAGGCTTAATACTAGTCCGATACCTGCTACTACAAAACTGCTCCAAAACATTGCCATACTAACTGCAAGAATACTTGCTGATAGAACAACAATGGCTAACTGATATGCTGTACTAGCATAACCAATCCATGGACTAGATTTTTTAGCGTGTTCACGCTCTGCTTCCATCTTACGTGCATTTACAGCAATTTCTTTCTTATCACTGTCCATGCGTTCTGCTTCTGCTTTAAACTCTGCACGTAGTTTAGGATCGCTAGTAGTCTTACTAGCAATTTCGTAACTAACTAAACGATTGTTTTTCGCTTGATATTGTGCCCAAGCATTGTTAGCACCTAGTGTATTGTTTAAAACTGTACTAGACAATTTACCACCGTACCAACTGTTTACTGCTAGGAATAATGCAAATACAGAAATAACCATACCTGCTTTATCTTTAATCTTTGCTTCACGCTCACTGCGAGAACCGGGTGCTGGCTTTGGTGCGCTTTCGTCCTTAGGTTCTTTATTGATTAGTTTTAAAATTGAATCATGTAATGCCACTTCTCGGCTCCTTTATAATATACTATTATTTAACACTATCTCTGATTTTTTTCTGCCCGTTGTACCATTCGATCCAATCGTCAACTTTAGCCTTACAGTCGTAGTATTGTTTGTAGTTATCTGCTACAGTATCTACAATAGTGCTTAATTTGTCGTTTTGTGGATCTACAGTTTTTAAGTCTGGGCAAGCCTCCAGCAATTCTTTAGGAACTTCAGGAAATGGTGGAATTGTTGTTAAACAACCAGTTAACAATACTGCGGGAATCAATAGGAGTAATCTTTTCATTTTGCCTCCGGATTCTTAGCGGCTTTGTTAATTAGATCATTGACTTTAGGATCTAACTTACAATCTGCGTTAATTTGTTTTTCAACTTCTTTAATTTCAGTTTTAACGGTGTTGTAATATTCAACACGAACTTTTTGTTTTTTCTTTCGTTCGTCTTCTAACTTTTTATTAAGTTCTGTGGACTGGTCGTTCATTTTAGCAACTTGAAGTTCTAGTTCTGCAACTTTAGCTCTCCAACTTGCTTCTGTGTCGTATCCACCTTTGAAATAAACACCGCCTACTAATAAAGTCACGCTGACTATTTGAATTAATAAGTGATATGGTGCTAATGCTGGAAACCAGCGAACAATTCTATGTAATAAAAAGAAACTTAGAACTGTTCCTACAATACCTGCCAGAAGAACTGTATGAATAATCCACAGTAAAAAACTATCTGGTACCCACGCAAGTAGCCACATATTATGCTCCTAATACGTGTAGTGCGTGATTGTAATGCTTGATACGGTCTTCTAAACCAATTGTTCCGCCGTTAATGCGTTTTGTTAATGTAAGGATGTCGCCCTTGTCTGCCCATTGGTTTAGGTTATTTGTTTCCCAGAACCAGCAGGCACTTTGTACAGCACCTTCAAATGTTTCTAGGTATTCTGATGCTTCTTCAACTGGGATTTCAAGGCTAGCGGCAAACCAACTGTAATTGTCTTTTCCGGTAAGTTGGATAAGACCTCTGCCACAGTAGCGGAAACCATCTCCGGACTCTTCTGGTCCGTTACCCATGCGGTTGCCATAAATTCTGTTAGCGATTTTCTCTGGTTTCTTTTCATATGCTTGTGCTAATTCATCTGTTGGAAAATACTTAGGAAATACTTTGCGTAAACTTGCGGCTTTGTAATTTAAATTTTCTTTTAAGAATTTGAACCCACCACTTTCATGAGCGCATTGTGCTAGGAAAGCCGCTACACGTTCTGGAGTATTAATATCATACTCTGGAAGTATTTCGCATAACGCATGATACCAGTGATCCACATAAGGATTGCCATGAATAATATCTGCTAAATGCTCTTTCTTAAAATCAAACGTAAAACTCATTATAGTTTCTCCAAAATAACTGCACGGCCTTTGTTTTCAAACATGAACTTGTTGCCCAGTTTGGTAATGTTGTAGTTGCCAATGTACTTGGTTAAAAACATAACTTCGGCCATGTCGTTGTATGAGACAGCAATCCTGTCTTCGACACTTTCTAATACTTCTCTTGTACCGCCGGAAACTAGATATTTGAACTTTAATGGCTCAGCGTACACCTTTTTAAATTCAATAATGTCGCCGTGCATACGAACACTTTCTAACATACTATTGTTGAAGAACTGTTCGTAACTATTTAGTTCCTGTTCCTGCATACGTTGTTTGTACAACATAGGATTAGTAGGAATAATTTCATCTAGTTTTTCTTGATTAGCCTCTAGGCTATCAAAACTCTTATGATATCTAAAAGCAAACTTGTCAATGCCTGCTAGTTTAGAAATACCATATAACATATCGCTGATTTGTTCTGTAACTTTACTTGTTCTTTGTAATTCTACAAACACACGATATTTTCCATCTTCTAATTCACCGGGACTCATGTCAGCATCTAGAACAAAGTCGTAACCTTTTTCTACAAAACTAACTAAGTCTTCTGCCGGACTGCGACTTTCCACAGTAAAACTTAAAACAACGACATCTTCGTCGTCGCCCATTTTAGATTTATAATTGTCTACTTCGAATACACGATTTACTAGATTAACTAGATCGTTGGCTAGTAAACTTGTTTCATTAAGCGGCTGGTGGGGCACTTGCTTCTCCTCCTGGTGCTGGAGCGGCTGCGGCCGCTGGTGGTGCGCCTGCTGTGGCTTCACCTGCTGGTGGAGGTGTAAGCTCTGGCGCCTTTTCATTATTTGCTGGCTCTAGTTCGTCCATTAATTGGTTATGATATCCACGGAAAATTTCTAACATTAACTTCTTAGGCATCTGTACTTCTACAATCCAAATTGGATGCTCGTCTAGTTTACCAAGTTTTGTACCTGGACGAATGTCGTCAGGTTCTTTAATTTCTCTAGGCTTGACTAATGTATCTTTTTTGTAAATTACTCGACAGCCGTATTCCATCAAACGCTTTGCGGCCTGCGGGTTAGGCATTTGTTTGTGAGGCCACATAAAACTAGCACTGACCCAATGACGGTCAACGACAGGTCCTTTGATAAGTTCTCCATCGCGCCAGTTTTCAAATACATACATATCCAACTCGTCAAATACACGCTCGAAATCCTTAAGGATTGCAAGGCTACTATTGTTGTTATATATGGTGTTGATGTTTTCTATAATATCTAAAATATCGTGCATTTTTCAGTCATCCCTCGATGAAGTATTTATCTAGACGATTTTGATATAGTATCAGTTCTATTTTTCTTCTAGATGTTAAATATTTTTGTAGGACCTCTCAGTTGTCCTACAAGAAGTGTGACAATATGACGTCCTACGCCTCAAAAGGAGAGCAGTTAATGACGACAAAAAGAGCCAAAAAACGTTTTGCCAACGAGGGCTATAATAATCCTCGAGCAAATGTTATTGAGTTTCAACCATTTCAACACACACTTCCTCAAAGTCTTCCACAGAAGAAAAAGAGCGTACACGTAATTCCGCGCAACCGTAATCAGGAAGAATATCTATTTAAACTATTAGACCCATCAAAAAACATAGTTTTTGCTCTGGGCCCCGCTGGCACGGGCAAGACGCTGATAGCGTGTCAAGTCGGTATTAAACTCTTTAAAGAAGGGTTGGTAGATAAAATCGTGGTAACACGCCCTGCTGTTTCTGTAGACGAAGATCATGGATTCCTTCCTGGTACCCTAGAGCAAAAAATGGCTCCCTGGACTAGACCCATCTTTGATGTGCTAGCCGAGTACTATTACGCTCGCGATATCGAGAATATGATCCGAGAAGGTGTTATTGAAATTAGCCCGTTAGCATATATGAGAGGTCGAACCTTCAAGAAGGCATACATTATTGCAGATGAAATGCAAAATGCTACGCCAAATCAAATGAAGATGTTGCTAACGAGATTGGGAGAAGGCTCTAAGATGGTCGTAACCGGTGATTTAAGACAAGCCGATAGATTAGAAGATAACGGTTTAATTGATTTCACGGAGCGATTGGCAAATAAACAACTAGATTTGTTAAGCGTCGTGCAATTTGGTATGAAAGATATCGAAAGACACGAAGCAGTAAAGGAGGTGTTGTCTATTTACGGTGATTAAACCTAGGAGGGGTTAATCCCCCTCCACTTGTTTTACTTCGATGCCCGATGCTTTGAGAAACTTGACCCCCGAGTCATCTCTATAGTTTTCACCATAGTAAACACGATTAATGCCAGACTGATAGATAAGTTTGGCGCAATCGAGGCAAGGAGCATGAGTAATAAAAATATTAGCACCAAGCCCAGACTCATTACTACGGGCCAATTTAGCAATGGCGTTTGTTTCGGCATGTAGTACCTCCGGTTTAGTTTTTAAAACTGTTTCAGGTTCATCGTCGCCGTTATCTTCCCAAATCTCATATTCGCAGTTATTATCCCAACCTGCTGGCATACCATTGTAGCCAATACTAATAATTCTATCGTCTTTAACTACAATGGCACCTACGTGTAATCGACGAGCATGACTGAGTTCTGCGAATGTTTCCGCAGTTTTCATGTATGCTTTTACTAACTTAGGCTTCATTGAGTCTTGCTAATCTAATCAGCGTGGCCGCTAGATTAATTTCAGGATCTGCCATAGATACGTGATCCACTAATCCTTGTTTAATTACCAGCACAGCATTGTCTTGTGTATGCTCGTCCTTGCCAAACAGAGTAATGTTGTTGTACATCCAAGTGTAGATTTCTTCCATTTCTTCTGGACGGGCTTGACTACATAACAGTTTACGTGCTTCTTGAATACGGCCTTTCTTAAACAGTTCAACCATTTCAACTCTGTAATCTGCACTACCTTCTACAGCATCTGGCAGTATTAATTTACCAGCCAAACTGTTCATTTGAACGTTGTTAATACACTTACGCAAATCTGGATATGTACCTTTGACATAAGTGTCCAGTGTATCCAAGTCAAATTCGATATTTTCTTCTACAAGAATAGTTGCTACACGAGCAGTAAACTCTGTAATGTCTGTGCGTTCAATTTTAATTTCTTGGCAACGACTTTTAACTGGAGTAATAATTCTGTGTGGATAGTTACAAGTAAAAATAAAGCGAACGCTGTTACTGTAATCTTCCATTAAGTTACGTAGTGCTGGTTGAACAGAATCTTTGTTCATATAATCTGCTTCGTCGATCAGCACAACTTTATAGTCGCCAAACGGCATAGTTTGACAAAAACCGATTAGTTTATCAATCCATTCAATTTTACGACCTTCCTTACTGCCGTTAGCAATAAGAATGTCTGTGTCTTCGACACCGATTTCATTTAACAATACTTTAGCCAGTGTAGTTTTGCCTGTACCAGCATTGCCGCTAAACAGCAAGTGCGGAATAGCCTTCTGACTAATCCATTTTTCAATTTGCTGTTTTAGTGTTTCATCCTTAAACACATAACCATCTACAGTTTTAGGACGATACTTTTCTACCCATAATTCTTTCATTGTAACGATGCCTTTTGAAAAGTTTTAACTTGATCTCTGCTTTCACTAATATTATCCACCATAGTGTCATATTCTTCTGGACTTAGCGCAGATTTATAAATGGTCAGTGCCTGTGCAATCATAATAGCCGCTACAGGCAATGGCCCGTATTCTCCAGCCATGGTATCTGTGAATGACAGATACGTTCCGTATAATTCTTCTAATCGTTCGTCTGTCAAAATAATTCCTCCGCAATTCCTAATACTTCAGCAATAATAATAAACACTCCTGCTCCAATTAAATCGCCTTGGATTAATCTATAACCTGCGGCAAATCTCATTCCGCTTTTAACGATGCTGATTCTAAAATGCCACTTACTTGTATCTTTAGATTGAATATCTATCATTGGTTTGTGGTGCGGACACCTTCCTTGTTTGTAGTCGCAATCTGGACTATATTCTTTTTTACAAATATCACAGTTCATTTTTTTATTATACAGAATAAAAAAGGGTCCGTCAAGACCCTTTGGTGTTATTTTTTGGTAACAAATGGTTCTAATACTGGAGGAGTCCAACCGAGCGGTTTAAGTACTTTTCCGTCTTCACGCTTGCGAACCTTGCCAGTTTCTTTGTCGATCTTGGCAAAGTTAGTTTTCATAACTTCTTTCCAAGCACCTTCGGCATCTGCTCCCATACTATGTATAGCACCGATGGTAACAACCAAAATATCAATTAAGGCATCCAATTGTTCAACATCATCATTGGCGGCAACTGCAAGTTGAAGTTCTTTATATTCTTCTTCAATTAATTTTAAGTACATGTCATATTGTGAAAAGTCGTAATCATCTACGCTTTGGTCACAAGCAACCATGAATTTTTCTTGATCTCGAAATGGGTTTGTCATAGGTGTCCAATAATCATGTCTTTAGGTTCTTCGTCGTCCCACATCATAACTGCTTCGTTATCAATCATACGAATAGTAATTTCTTCACCGCTTTCATTTTCGTACTTGATACCTCTAGTCCATCGTCCGTGTTCAACTAATATCCAATCACCGACTCCGTATTCTTCATCGTGTTCTGGACCAACAGCAAATACCTTAGCCCATCTTGGATGGATGCCGCGATCCTTGCCGTCATCGCTTTGAATGATGATACCGCTTTGCGTTTTAGTATCACCGAAATCCATATCTGTTACAATGACTTTGTCATGTAACGGTCTAATGGTTCCTTTAACTACCGCCATTTATTATTCCTTTTCTTGTGGTAATTCGGATTGTTCGTAAAAGTCTTTTAGAATATCTTCACGTTTGCGAAGAATTTGACCACCAGGTCCTAGTTCGTCTCCGCGGGCATTAACACGAGCATTACCTACTGCTGGAGTTAATTCGTTGCGTTGACGCAATAGATCCATATCTACAGTTCTACCGTTGGCTGTACGATAAACTTTCTTTGGTGCTGGTTTCATGGGCATTTTAATGTCCTCCTTAATATATGTACTTATCTCAGGAATTCGCGCCAGTCTAAATTATATTTCAAACTGTCAATTTTATGTACACCAATTAAGTATAGTACATAACTGGCTACGCTACTTCCTCTTCCTACACCCCAAACTATACCTTCCTTACGACAAGTATCTACAAAGTATTTTAGCCAGCGTAGTAGATCCAGCATATTTCTTTCTCTATACTCTTGTAATTCTTCTATTAGTCTTTGGTAGTTTTCTTTAGGACATTCGTTAACAAGGAACCCTTCAATGTCCATTTGTTTGTATTCCTCAGGCATATTCCAATTACTCTGCATTAAGGAATCAAACTCTGTTTTAGAAAGTTGTGGTTCTTGATATTCTCGTATTTTTACAGATTCAGTATGTAGATTAAACTGCTTAACGTCTGTATCGTCAGGCTCTGCCAAAATATTAGGCAAGACATCCAATTTACCTTGGTAAATTAAATCAAAGATGTCTTTGGCTGAATATACTGGAATACCTAAATTATCAATCCTCATGCAAGTATTTTAACTTACATTAATGAGGCTGTCAAGATCTGTGTCTCGTTTTTGGTATTGTTCTTCCCAGAGTTTTTGTCTGCGAATGTTTAGTTCTGCTTTATACATGTCCAACAACATAATAATCTGCTGTTGAACTCCAGAGTTACTAGCGGCCATGAAATATCTTCTACTAAGATCTTGGATCTTAGTTTCAAGTTCCACATCCTTTAGTTTGGAAAAATCTTCTGCTAGTGGGTGCATTATAGTGCTGTAAAGTTACCTAAGTATCTTCCAAATACGTTTACGCCACCATCGTAAGTCCAGAATTCAAAAATCTTTGGACTTGTCGAACTAGTAACGCTTTGTGTACCGGGCCATCCTGATTCTACATAGAAGTCACCAATGGATTCTGTGTTAAAGGAAAAGAATTGTTCTGTACCATTTCCATATAAATGAACTCTAATAACAGCCAATGTTCCGCTTGCTGGTAAGTCAGAGAATGTAAGTTCTAAAGGACTTCCTGCGTCAGGATCTGTTGCAGCCAATGTGTACACATGATATGCTCCGCTGGTAAAACTTACGTTTTGACTAGCAACAATGTTGCCACCTGCATTAAATTCGAAACTGGCACCTTTTAGGTTTGCATTAGCAATGGTGTTTCCGCTAAGATCTGTTTCTGGACTAGAAATGTCTAGTCTAGATGCTTGTAAATCTTGAATGTCAGACTTGGCCTGAATTAGCGTATCTTTAATTGCTGAGAAGTTATCACGGAAGCCTTGGCTTTCGTTGTCTACGCCCGCTACTGGGAACGCTTCATCTATTTGGGTCTCGCGGTATGTCATTTTACTGGGTATCCTTTATTTGATATTTATCATATGTTATAACGTGCATCGGAGAATTTTAGGTATTTTTCCTGCACATCGTTGATGTCAGAATCTATGATAAATCTGTCAATTTCAAAATCTAACTGATTAAAATCAAAGTTTCTGTTAATAATGTTGTCTAAAATATACTGTCCCTCGCCAGGTTTACAGTAGCATAGAGGTACTGCTTTAACAAATCCTGTAGCCGCAGTTCTAGCATCCTGTGGAGTAGTCATCCAAAGTGGCAGGAATTCATTTTCAGTTAATCCTACTTCTGAGATATTTGCTCTAACATTTTTAATACTGCTAGGGTAAACATATTCTGTATCATTGCCACTGACCATAACATTTGCTGTATCGATAGTCACAGGTGTCGACATAGGACTAAATCTGTCAAATGCTTGTTCATTTAGTTTGCCATTAATGTATGTACTTCCGTAGGTAACAGTTCCGTTACCGTCAACAGTTCCTAGGGAACCGTCCACTGGATTACGTCTTGCTTGATTAATTTTTGTTGGGCTGTTTACACCTCTGTCCAACTTAATTCTGCTGGCCGCAGATTTATTAGCAATTTCATAATCATCTAATATTTCAAGATAAATCACTTCATAGACAATGTCGTTAGTGCCCTGTACTTTAGCAATGGCCTTTTTAAGATTACCAATTCTGTAACGTTTACGTCGAATGTTCTTTGATATGGCAGCAATATATTCTGGCATTGCTTTACTCTCAATTCCAGCATAGATTAACATTTTTAATTCTGTCTGTAATCCGTAATTAGGATCGCCTAAGCGATAAATTTTTTCTGGAGTAAACACAGTTGTGTCATTGATAAAGTTATAAAACAATTCTCTCTTTGATTGTTTAGGCAAAGGTTTGGTATAGATATTACTATACAGAGTTAGTGTACCTTCGCTGATTGTAATTATAAATTCTTTACTTACTGAACTATATCTAAATTGATCCTGTGCATTAACAACAAATCTATAAGAACGATCTACGGTTAATAAGTCACCGTCGAATGTGGTATCGCCACCGTCGAATAATGTAAATCCTGAAATGCTGTTAGCACGGAACTGATTAATTTTTCCTTCAATAATACCAGATGATTTTAATGTAAGTCCTTCAGGCAATCTTCCGTCTACTAATGTGTATCTTAATTTAGCATTAGGCACGGTTGTAGTTGCTTCCACATAAAAGTTACTTGGGAAACTTGGTTTAATTGATCCTAGTATTCTATCTGTTGTAAATTGAATTACAGAATCTACTTCGCCTAAGATAGCAATAGTAAATGTCTTCGGAGCAATCTGTGTTGAAAACTCACTAACTGATTGGTTATATGTTTTTCTAATAATTAATCCGTCTGTTACATTAGTTAATAATGCATCGGATAGTTTAAGTGTAGCCATTGTTCCGCCTAGCACAGTATTACTAATATATTCAGTCATAGTATAGATACTAGGACCAATACGGATAACGTCTCCTATTAGTAAGCCAACATCTTCTTCTGGTAAAGGCAGTATCTTTAAGAAAGTTTGACCAATAGGTGCATCGTCTGCTACTACAATAGCGACTTCAACTTCTGTTAAATTTTCTTTGTCGTACTTAATGGCATTAACTGTAAATTTAAACTCTTTAGTAATTGCTGGCTGATACGGTGCAAATCCAAATACTTCAGCAGTATCGGAATCAATATATAAGCCGTCAGGCAATACGCTTGGAGTCAAATCGTCATTGAGTGCGGCTAATTCATATCTTACAGGACCAACTTCTGGATTAGGATCGAAAACATCCAATAAAATAGTTACATAATTGTTGGCTCTTCTTAGGCCAAGGTTGGCGGCACTTAACCATATTGGTGCTCTTAAGTATGTAGAGTCTGCCGTGTAAGCACCGTTACCAACTTGTAAAAGTGTATTGTCGGTTCTTAAGAAGTCATCGCCTACTACATAAATTCTAAATCTTCTTCTAGCAACAGATTCACCATCGCTGACTGTAACAATAAATTCGTAATTTCGATTTAGTTTTCTAGGAGTAACAACATTTAAATAATCTTCTTCTCCTATGTTAGGACGCTTACCAAAGTCATAGGCATAGGCATCATACAAGTTTGTATCATAGAATCCTGTACGTGCTGTTACGTCTAGGGCAAGGATAGGATCGATAATACCAGTAATTCTTCCTGTGCTACTCATAGACAGACCTGGGGGAAGTTCTCCATCGCCGTCACCGATAAAATATTCCAAAGTATCTGTTGATGACAAATCTGTATCTGTTGCTTCTAATTGAAAATCTACAGGTGTATTATCTAACACAAATGTTAACGGATCTTTAATTAATGTAACAGTACCAGAAACAGTTTGTGAACCTAGGTCGCCACCAAGTTTATTAAAGGTAATTGTAGTAGAAATTCTTGTTAGATATTCTTCGTACTGTTCTCCGTCTAAAGGCAATGGTTGTAGCACTTCTACATTGGCAGCGTTGAATGCCGCAACGTTGGTAGCAATAGTTACAATATTTCCAAATACAAAGTTGTGAGCGGATGCAGTAGTTATAGTAACAAGGTTACTTTGACGTTTGGCGCTAACAACTGCCGACACCCTAGTTGTGACTGGACCGACTGGTAGTAATCCGGTATCTTCTGTGAAAACTTGATAATATGTACTGTTTGGAGGAGTCACTCCTGAAACAGTAGTTGTAGTTCTGTATAGTGTACTTTCGTTAGACACAGTATGTCTAATAACAGTATCTGGGATATAAGTTGCTTCTGGATCAAAATCGTAGATTTGAATGTCTGGATTTGGACCAGGAGTGATCCATACAGGTGCGTCTGGACCTGCAATGGTCATTGTAAATGTTCTGTCGGAAATTTCTGTACCGTTAGATGCACGGATTACAAATGTAGATGTTGTGTTAGTAGAAACTTCTAAAGGAGAGCCCTTGATAACCCAAGTGCTTAAATTTGTATCGTAGGCGACTCGTAGCCCGCTGGGCAAATTGCCTGCGATAACTGAAAATGTTACTCCGGTTAAGTCTGCGCTTGGAATTATAGGCAGAGGTATAGTCTGGGTCTGTCGTTCGTTGTAAGTATTAAAACTGTATCCAGACGGTTGATTCCATATATTAAGCATTGTTTAATCCCCGATACTGTATTTATCGGTACCGGGAAATTAAATTTATTACCAAGTACCGCCAGTAAATGCTACTCTGACCCAAATATCGGCTGCGCCGGTTGTATAATCTGCAATACAGCGATAAATGTACGAATTTGTAATAATAACAGTTCCGGCAGCATCTCCAGATGCGCCCTTAGATGAAGTAGGTGCAGTGGCTGTACTTAATATTAAAGAATCGTTAAGTACAAAATTTCCGCTTACTAGTACACCGTCTCCGTCAAAACTTAGGGGAATTAGGTCATATGAGCTGGTTCCAGTATTGTAAACTTTAAAGTTTAAACCAGGACTTAGTGCAGGAATTAAGTTGGACTGTGTATATGCTTCTAACTTAACTAACTGCTCAGTTGTTGTACCGTTGTTTACTTTAAACTCCATAGCAGAGCCAGATCCTAGCAAATCTAATGCGCGACCATTAATTTCTAATGCTATAGGACGAGCGCCTGAAGTTGAAGTATCAGTAACCTTTAATAATGTAGGGCTACCAGCAGTTGCATTAAACGTACCGACGCCAGTAACTGTTACATTTCCAAATGTAGAAGCACCTGTTACATCGATACCGTTTGAAAAATTAGTGTTAGGAGTTACAGTTAAATCCCCAGAAGTAGTAGTAATGGAACTTGTAACAACACCACCAGTAAAACTAGAACCAGTAATAGCGCCGCTAACAGCAAGACTAGTCAGCGTACCAACGCTGGTAATGTTTGTCTGTGCGGCAGTTAATACTGTTCCTGTTAAATTGCCTGATACATTACCAGTTACATTGCCTGATACATTACCAGTTACATTGCCTGTAAACGTACCTTTAACAACTTCTGCTGGAATTCTTCCGTTACCCGAATCAACAAGGAGAGTTGAGTCGCTTGCAAATACATTACCTTCAAGCCACCCATTAAAACCATTAGCATTAACTAGACCAGTAACATTCACGTTACCAACATAAGGAGTAGATGTTAAGTTAACAGCGGCACTAAAACTACCAATATTGTTGCCATCGTCAACATATGAAAAGTTTATATTTGTGTGTGTACCTGTTGCAAATACTGCCGCAACTGCATCTCTTGCGTTTTCGTCTGAAAACGCAGTTACTGATTTGCCACCGGCTGTTCCGTCGATGCCGTTGGTACTGTCGCCTACATACACTTGCTGAAGTGTTGTATCATAAATTAGTTCGCCTTCGAGGAATTTTCTTGCGGTTCTCTCAGCGGTTGTTCCTCTACGGATTTGTAATGCCATTCTATTCTCTCCTTATGCTATGGGTCCAGCGTCTATACTTATAGGGCTCGGGTCGGTAAACGTGCCCATGTCCGTTCCAATTTCATTTAACAAATAAGTAATTGGATCGTAGTACGTAGGTGCAATGGGTCCATAGTCAAATGTATTTACCTGTCTATCTAAAAGTGTTACATCAACAAACGGGTTTTGAGTTGCAGTTCCGCCGTTTCTAATTAAACCTACAACATTTCCAGTTAAAGTGCCAGAAAATGTAGTGGCTGTAACAGTACTAATGTTATTAATAGCCTGCCCATTAAAGTCAACTGTAGCCGTTGGATGTAAATCTAACTGCAACACATCTCCTACTAATTGTAATCTTAGTGGTCCTAGCGCATCTAGTTTTCTAAGTTCTAGATTGCTGTCTGCGTTCTTTTGTTTAAAAACACCTAGTCCTGAAGTGCCTATATTTTCAGCACTAACTGGAGCATAACCGTTGTTGTACAGATATTCAAAGTTAGTTTTAACTTTTTCAAAGGCTGTACGCAGGTCGTCCCCAGTACCGTCGTTGACGACATTTCCTAGGTTAATCTCTTGTAAATCATCATATAATGCCATGTTATTTTCCTTAGAATCTACCAACAACAATCTCAACTAGGCCTTCGCCTAAATCGTCTTTGTTCTCTAAACTCTTACCAATAATAGTTCCTACAGATGGAGTATTATTAACTATTGCGTAACCTTTCTTAGCCGCAGTAACTAGAATATCACCTTTCTTAACCTTACCAAGTACTTTACATGGCAAGCGTCCTGTTAGGCCTACTGCTAGTGGATGTTTTCCTGCTAAATCAGAGTTCATCAAATGCGCTGGTTTTTCAGAAATAACACCAGCAACTCTAGTATCGTTATGTTTGTCAGTGACTGTAATTTCTTCATCACCACCAAATACTACAACAGTACCAGTTTCATATTCTGCATCTGACAAGTATTTTTCAGCCAAGTCAGCGTAACGAGCACTTGTAGCAGTACCATTGAATAATGTTGCGTATAGTGTGTCGGTAAATGGATTACAATAAATGCCGCCTGTGCCATATACACTATTACCGCTACCCCATAACATTTGATATGTGCTGTTACTATCGTTGTTATAGTTAATTGTAACTGTACTTGCATTACCTGCAATGTTCATTGACTGTCCGCTAATGAACGAAGCAACTTTTGCGGCTGTAGCAGAGCGATAGTAGTTATCGCCAAACTTAGCCATTATGTATGTAATGGTGCCACCACTTACATCGTCGCTACTGTTAAAGTAACTGCTGTTAATATAACGTCCGTTGAAGTCACCGTTAACGTCACGTGCAACTAATGTGCTTCCTGTGGCCGCACTTGTTGCGTTAGTTTGGATTGTACGTGTTGTACTACCATCGTAACTTG